TTTCCCTTTTCCCATAAGGAAAGGAGATGTAGGACTATGAGCTATGCTACCTACGAAGACTATGTTGAGTACGGAGGCAAAGAAGAAGCTGATGTAATTGACATCATGCTCGAAGAATCATCCATCAATATCAATAAAGCTTGCTATGGAAGGATTGAAGGTATCGGATTTGAGAACCTCACGGTGTATCAGCAGGATCTGATTAAGAGAGCTGTCTGCACACAGGTTGACTTCGTGACCATATACGGAGAATTTATAGACAGCCCTATGTCAGGATTCTCAGCAGGCTCCATATCCATGAGCTTTAAGGACACAGCCAAGAGCGTTGGAGGTGCACTCATCAGTAATAAGGCTCTAGGGTACCTGGATTCAACTGGATTGACATCGAGGAGGTTGTAGCTATGAGAGGTAAACTACCATGGCCAAGCTTCCTGGAAAACTCTACATGTAAAGTAATCAAGGAAGCTGATGGGACCTATGGGCCTACTGAAGTAGAGCTACATAACGGTAAGGCCATCTATGATCCTAAAGGCAAATCGATTATGACTGCAGAAAAGCAGCTGATTCATCTCACAGGTAAGTTTGTCATCAAGGGAGATATCAATCCCGCTGATCCTACTTTCAAAGGCTATGTTGCGTATCAGGGAGTCAAGAGACAGATACATGAAACACTTAAGGTCTTGAATCCTGATGGATCCGTTTATAGTACTGAGGTGATGCTCAAATGAAGGTTACTTCGAAGGTTGAGCTCAATACGCAGGCTATAGCAAAGCTCGAATCAAGTGCTAAAGAAGCTATGGAACTAACCATGGAAGCATTCAAGACTGAAGTCAACAATGCTCAGGTGGTTCCTAGAGACCACGGAGACCTGATGATGTCTACGGGGGTATCCTTTGGTATCAATACCAAAGGAATGACAGGCTTCTTAAGCTATAACACACCCTATGCCAGACGGCTGTACTTTCATCCGGAATACAACTTCCGGACTGATAAGAATACCAATGCAAGAGGACGATGGCTTAATGAATGGATTTACGGTCCTCGGAAAGACTGGTTTTCTGGTGCTTTCTTGCAGTTCTGGAAATCAAAGGCAGGAGGAGTGATCAAATGACAATAGATAAGTTTCATGAATGGATTTCTGCTGCTCTTCCTGGTACCTGGGACATAGGATCACTTAAGACTGGTGAGCAAAGGCTTACTTTATATCCAGGACGTTCATTCATCAATCCCAAAGGGATAGGGCAGGAGACAAGCTACAGAGGCCATGCAATAAGGATTCTAGTTCACTGGAATAAGAATGTCCTAGAGGGTCAGATCAAGGCTCAGGAGACCTATAACTACATCAGAAGTGCTACTGGTGCAATCGACAGTAAGCGCATAATCAAAGTCGATATGAGAGATCAGGAAGCTATCTTCATGGGTGCTGATGATTCAGGAGTATTCGAATTTATCATTGATTGCGAAATAATTATGGAAAGGTAGGTATTAAAATGCCAGGAGTATATCCAGTATACAAAAATGTTTTTAAGATCGGTAAACTAGGTTCAGCCAGCGTAAGTCCCACGGATTTTGTTGAAATTGCAGACCTAGAGACCTTCAGCCCATCCATTGATGGTACGGTTGAAGAATGGACACCAATGAACACAGAAGGATGGGCTAGAGCGCTCATGACCGGAAAGAAGTTTTCGATCTCATTCTCTGGAAAGAGAAATGAAGGCGATGAAGGTAATGACTATATTGCAGGTCTTGCTTGGAAAGATGGGCTTGAATGCTCAACAAAGGCAGAATGGACCTTCCCTTCAGGTGCAAAGCTTGCTTTCGACTGTGTTGTTAATGTCACTACCCCAGGTGGTGGAGACTCCACAAATGTAGATGGTCTTGAGTTCGA